GCGTCCAGCTAATGCGGGCCACCAGGAAAGCCCACCCATATAATGGGTAGGTCCCCAGTACCCGTATTGGACCAAGGCGCGTGTTCGAGGGATAGCTTTGAAAACAGGTCGAGCTAACCGTTCGGCCTTAGCGACACGAACTGATTCGTAATATGCCTTCATATCCTCCATTCGTGCAATGGAGCGGAACCTTACGTCCCACTCCTTGAACAAGATGGAATGGATACGAAGCATATTCTCAGCTGCCTTTCTATCCCAGTCGAGTAGACCGGGGTCAAAAGCAGAATTCGTTACGGCGCCTAAAGCATCCTCTCGGATATTCTCCTTGAAGACACCCCGGCTGAGTCCAGTAATTAACATCGTGAGCCGATAGTTTATCAGCTTAGATGTAAATTCCTTGACTCGGTCGTCCGCCTTCTGGACCAGATCGTAATACACCCACAGAGCTGGAGAAAACACAACAAAGGGGAACGAGATCACCCCCCATAGGTCAGACCCGAAAAGAGTAACTTTTCCCCAGAAACGGGAGATTAGTTGCTTCTTCAGATCCTCCCCTGACGGGGGTGGGGTCTGAGACTGGGAGATTGTTCGGTATAAAATACTGATCAATTCGTCCAGCTTCATCGCCGCAGGGTTTGGAAATAACTTAGTCCAGACAGCCTTAAAATAAGGCCCACTGGCACAAGTCCATAAACCCCCTGTAGGTCCAAAGACCGAAGAAAGGATCACTTTCTGGTGACGGGCCAACCACTTATGTGGACGGGCCATCTTCAGGAAGCGAACCAGATCTCCAACAACGTGTGTAGAAAAGATGAAACCTCGTTTCAAGGAATCTTGAACGAGCGTCAGCATCATACGCGGGTTACGAATCGAGGCCAGGATAAGACCCGGACTCATAGGGGAAATGTCCCCAAGGAGAGGGTCTATCCATCTCTTAGCAAACTCTAGGGTTCCCGACTTCATCTCGAAAGATTTTCCGAGGTTAATCTCGAGACCCAAAGAATGCATAAGAGCCAAGTATGATTTCGCCACCGCTTCATCTGCAATGATGATATCATCACCGAGAATAGCATAATGGTTGAACCAACCTGAGACGCCGACGCGTTGTGCCGCGATCTGAACCAATAAATGGTGAGAGATCGCAAGCATGGCCCAAGAGGAGAGAGCTCCTATGGGTTGACCAACTGCATAAAATACGGGCACTCGATCGAGGTACCAGGGCCGCACCACTAATAGCGATGCCCAGTTTACAGCCCAAGAGATCCCAAGGGATCTCAGGACTTGTACCTGGAAGGCAACGGGGAGTCGATC